TTAAAAATATATCCCCCCTTTCTAAGGGGGGCCAGGGGGGTTCAGACAGTTACCTACTTGATGTAACTGTCACGACTGGTCCCACCCAGTCAAAAAACAAAATTCCCGTACTATTCTGCTGTAGTAATTCGGTATATAACGAATTTCCAATAGCAGACGTCTACGACGAAAAGCGTAACGCTCTAAATTACATCGGGGATCAAAAAATTATTGCTCATCCACCATGTCGGTTTTGGTCAAAAGCGCACGGATTAGCAAAGCCCAGGAAAAACGAATATGAGCTTGCTCTATGGGCGATAGAACTAATACAAAAAAACGGCGGAATACTTGAACATCCAAAACAATCAAAACTGTTTGAATACGTAGGAATAAGTCCCACCATCGAGGTTAATCAACAGTGGTGGGGTCATAAAATGAAAAAAGCCACATGGCTATACGCAGTCAATGTAGATCTGCTACCCTTACCATTCAATCTAGTTACTCAAAAAACGCCGCATATTAACCAGGTGAGCAAAAAACAAGCTATGGCGACACCTGGGCTATTTGCTAAGTACCTGCTAGACTCAATTTCTCAAAACGGAGAAAAAACATGAAACGCTCAGGAATATCAAGAAACAAATCAAAAAGCCAATTCAAAAAATCGGCTAATTCAACGCATAAAGCCAATACCTCACCTCGCCCAATGCGTGGCGGCGGCCGTCTATGACTTATGCCCTGCTATCACCCGCTACAGGCGTACCGTATCCAAGAGAGACATTCTTCAGGGAAATTGAAGATTGTCTTTTCAAAATCGCACGCCTTAACGCGTGCATCCATACCGGTGAGATTACCGTGCGGACAGTGTCTCGGATGCCGCCTGGAGAAATCACGACAGTGGGCAGTGAGGTGCCTACACGAGAGCAGCCTGCACAACGACAACTCTTTCATTACTCTGACCTATGACGATGACCATCTACCTTGGGATCATTCTCTCCATATTGATCATTTTCAGAAATTCATGCGAAGGCTTAGGAAATCAATTGCTCCCAAAAAAATCAGGTTCTACCACTCAGGCGAATACGGCGAAGCAACCCCAGACAACGACTTCATTGCACGTCCGCATTATCACGCGCTTATTTTCGGTCACAATTTCTCTGATCGAACACTCTGGACGGAACGGGAGGGTATATGCCTATATACTTCTGCTCAGCTTGACGATCTATGGAATATGGGCATTACGTCAGTTGGGGACGTAACCTTTGAATCAGCCGCTTATGTTGCCAGGTACATTATGAAAAAAATCAATGGCGAAAAAGCAGCGGACCACTACACGAGGACAGATCATGCAACAGGTCAAACCATTCACCTACAGCCCGAATACTCCACAATGTCCCGCCGGTCTGGTATCGGTGCCGATTGGTTCAATACATACAAATCAGATGCCTATCCGAGTGACTCGATTGCTGTACGCGGCGTCCGTCAAACTCCCCCAAAATTTTACGACCGTCTTCTCGAGCTACACGATACAGATATGCTCGAATCTATTAAGCAGAACCGTAAAATCGCAATGCGAAAGCATCTAAAAGACAACACCCCGGAACGACTGGCCGTTCGGGAACAGGTGAAAATAGCCCAGACATCAACCTTAAAGAGGAATCAACTATGAAACTACAAATATTCTCTGTCTACGACAGCAAAGCAAAGGCATACCTTCCCCCATTCTTCCTGCCGGAGATCGGCATGGCTACCAGGGTATTCCAAAACTGCGCAAACGATAAAGGTCATCAATTTGGCGCAAACGCCGAAGACTACTGTCTATTTCACATCGGTGAATTTGATGACAGCACAGCACTATGCGTCCCTAAAACTACGCCCGAAAGTCTGGGGCTCGCTCAAGAATTCAAAAAATCGACCGTCGAAGATATTACCAACGACGATCATTTAACAGACGTTTCACTAAATGAGGCCCGTAACTAATGAAATCAGTAATGCAGCACAACATGGCGTCCATCGAGGGCGCTAGGGTTCAACGATCAGTATTCGATAGAACCCACGGTCATAAAACCACATTCGATGCATCAGATATCGTCCCCTTCTTGGTGGACGAAGCATTGCCTGGAGACACGTTCAATGTAAACGCCTCCATATTTGCCAGAATGTCCACGCCGATATACCCCATCATGGACAACCTCTTTCTAGATGTATTTTACTTCGCTGTCCCTCTTCGGTTAGTCTGGGATAACTTCCAAAAAATGATGGGAGAACAAATTGACCCAGGAGACTCAATTGACTACACCATCCCGCAGATGGTCTCGACAGCAGTTACCGGTTACGCTGCCGGTTCCATTCACGATTATTTCGGCTTACCCACCGAAGTTCCAGACCTTACGCACAGTGCGCTATTCCATCGCGCCTACTATTTATGCTGGAATGAATGGTGGCGAGACCAAAATCTACAAGACAGCCTGATCGTCCCCAGGGACGACGGCCCCGATCTACCATCCGAATATGCACTACAAAAACGGGGCAAACGACACGATTACTTTACCGGCTGCCTACCGTGGCCCCAGAAGGGCGACGCCATCAGTCTGCCCCTCGGAACGTCCGCAGATATTCACACGGCAGCAGATACTTCCGAAACAATAAACGTCTATTCAGATCCACAAGCTGCTCAGCGTGATATCTATAATCCTGCATCAACAGACGTATTTATTCGCGGATCGTTAACAGACGGAGCCAATAAACTGTATGCCGACCTCTCCGACGCTACCGCGGCAACAATTAACGCGCTCAGACTATCAGTACAACTTCAGGTCATGCTGGAGCGCGACGCTCGAGGCGGAACAAGATACGTCGAAATCATCAAAAGCCACTTCGGAGTAACATCACCCGACGCACGCCTCCAGCGCCCAGAATTTCTGGGCGGCGGTACAATTCCGGTAAACATCAATCCAATAGCTCAACAATCAGAATCCGGAACAACGCCACAAGGAACACTCGCCGGTATCGGAACGGTAGCCGGTGGTAAAGGCTTCACAAAATCGTTTGTCGAGCATTCAATTATTCTCGGATTTGTGAACGTCAGAGCCGACCTAACTTACCAGTCTGGACTCGAACGCATGTGGTCCAGAACAACCAGGTACGATTTCTACTTTCCGGCACTCGCACACATTGGCGAGCAAGCAGTACTCAATAAAGAAATCTATGCCCAAGGCACTACAGCCGACGACGATGTATTCGGATACCAAGAACGCTGGGCCGAACTACGATATAAACCGTCAAAAATTACAGGCTTATTCCGTTCAAATCACGCAAACAGCCTCGATGCCTGGCACTTATCGCAAGATTTCGCGTCTCTACCTGTACTCGGTGATACCTTCATCACTGAAGCAGTGCCAATGGCTCGAGTCGAAGCGGTATCAACAGAGCCCGACTTCATATTCGATAGCCATATCCAAATGCGCTGCGTGCGACCTCTGCCGATATACTCAACACCGCAACTCGGAGGCAAAATGTAATGAGAGCACCAAAAACCCCAAAAAAGCAGGGCGGTTGGGTCGGTGGTGCATTAATGGCTGGCGCCGCGCTTTACGGCGCCAGTCAGCAAAACTCAGCTAATGCAAACCTAAACAGTAAAAATCGAGCATTTAACGCCGACCAGGCACGGCTTAATCGAGAATACCAGCACCAAATGTCCAGCACGGCAGTAAGACGCCGTGTTCTGGACATGAAACAAGCAGGAATCAATCCAATACTGGCAGCCGGTGACGGCGCCACAGGCACCGGAGGTGCACAAGCGACCGCAGCCGGTGCAAACACCCCAATGCAGGACGAAATCACCCCAGCGGCTAATACGGGCCTTACAGCTAGGCTTATGAGTTCGCAAATAAACAAGTTACAAGCCGAAACCGATAGGATCGAGGCAATGACACCCTCGGCCGCTGGCATTCAAAACCATATCGACGCGATAAAAAAACACTTTCCGCAAGTCTTCAAAGATATGGGTTTGGATAAATTCGATAATCAAGCGGGGGCAACAACCTCCGCGAAAGATACAAAAGATACGGAAAAATACACTGAACAAAAAAGGTTCGGTAAGGATATGCGCGCTTATAAAAAAATAGGCGGGCTACCTTACCAGAATCCCAAATCAAATAACCCTTCATACTATGACAATAGGAAATAATCATGAGATCTCTCAAACAACGTCCCCACGCAATTAAATTCAACCTTGCCGAAGGCAAAACAGAGCAAGCGCATAAAGACGATTGCGATATCAATATCATCATGAAACGCGCTTTGCGCGGTCAAGCTTCCCCATACGTCCGAGAGGACTTAGGAAGCTACGGCGACGCAACATCACTAAGCTTCTTTGAAGCTCAAACCATCGTTGCGGATGCCAAATCAATGTTCGCAGAACTACCATCCAACATACGGACTCGGTTCGATAATGACCCGGGTAAATTCCTCGAATTCACAACAGACCCAAGTAACGAAAGCGAAGCGATCGAACTAGGTCTGATCAAAAAACCAAAAACTACTCCGGAGTCTCCCGAGTCCTCTCCACCCCCAGCAGCGCCAGCTGCTGAAACGGGGGGCGAGGGGGGCGAAGCCCCCCA